CTTCCGATCTGTGCGTGCCATCTTTTTGCCCGTTTGTCCCACCTCACACCTGTTACGCCGGAAATACTGTTTTTATTGATTTTACAGTTCTGCATATTACAAGACCGAGTAACCTCTCTGAGATTTTTAATCTCATTATCGTTTCTGATCTGATTTTTATGATCAATCTGATGCTCAGGTAAATATCCATGAGTATATAGCCAAGCCAATCTGTGTCCAAGATATTTTTTCTCGTCGATTTTGATTTGAATATATCCTTTCGGATGTAGTGTTCCTGCTATTTTCCCACTATGATAATCTCGCCTCCCATCACTCCTTATTCGCTCTTTCCATGTAAATATCCCCGTCACTGGATCGTATTCCAGAACCTCCCTCAATCTTTCATACGTCAACTTTTTCATTTTATTTTCAAGCTCCTTTTTTCAATTTCGCTTTCGCTTTCTCAATAAGCGCCAGTGTCTCGCTCTTTTTTCTGACAGGAATCGCAAAGGTTTTAAAGAGTTTAGTTAAGGTGTTGTCACTGATACCAAGATCAATAGCTGTAGCCGCTCTCGTTATGTTGACCTCATACAGGTACAAGATAAGCTCCCTGAAATTCTCGGGGATTTTTAAATTAGAATCAGAATCAGAATCAGGAGGATTTATAGAAAGCTCAAATAATTTCTCAGCAATTTTTTTCGCATATTTCATTTCATAAAGTTTTTGGTGCCTAATCCTGGCACGTTCCCACTCTTTCGAGGGAGTAGACGAGTCAATTCCCAGTTTTGAATAATCTAAACTTTTGATATATTCAATCGCATCAGCATCGCCAATGCAAGCGCTTGCATATGCCGAGCGCGCCTCACACTTCAGGCATGTGAAACTCGACCGGTCAACTTGCCTGCAAATCTCACAGGGAGGTGTTAACTTGTAAAGAATATCTTCGTCCGGTTTTTTTGGTTTAGACTTCATTTTGCGATCTCCCTGTTCCTGTTGCCTCAACAAGGACACATCTTGAAATTCTTATAACTGGGTTAGCGGCATCCCATTCGTATGCCTCAAGCTTCTGGTCATCCGCAATACTTAATGTTACAGCCATGTCATTATCAAGGGAAGTCATATCTATAAACTCCTCGCCCGTTGATTTCGATTTCCGGATTACTGCCCAAGGACTTTCCATACAAGATATCATGATTCGATTTCTCCTTTTTGTTTCTTATTCACAATGCGTGCTTCAGCACCATAGTGTTTTATTATTAATTCATTTAAGGTTTCTTTTTCTTGCCGGTCTACGATATTTTGAATCCTAATTCTCTCTTTGATCTCGTTTTCGGTTTCATCTCTATAATAATAAATGTTGATCGCTGCGTAAGTGTTACCACAGAAGTCCTCGCCGGACAGGCACACGACCGCCGTATCAAGGTAATCGCTGGGAATCTTCTTGAATTTGTTTTCAAACCACTCCAGAAAAAGGTGTGGTTCTTCCGGCGGCCAGTCTTTGCTGTCCTCCCAATTATCCTCGTAAACAGAAACGTACTTCTTCTTATTATTACTTTTACTTTCCATCGTTATCCTCCTCTAATTGAAATTGATCACGATCAAATATTAAACCTGAATCCTCGAACCGAATGGACATAAGGTTCGGATTATCTTTAAAAGTGTCTATCAAATACACACAACCTTTCAGCGTGATTGTAGTTGCAATTGCAATTGCAATTGCAGTATCTGTGTAGAAAGTAACCTTCTTACCTCTATCGGTATCTTGATTTTTATTTTCCATAGTTATCCTCCACACTATAAACCTGCAACTTAGGTGAGTTACTGGTAAGGGTAATTATCAATTTAATCGCTCTTGCGACCTCCTCCATACTTGACCATCCGCAAGCGCCATCCAGAATAATTTCGATGTCACACCCAGGCTTATATTTCTTTAACTTCGTATCTGTGTGTGTATTTATAAAAGTTAACCCATAGAAATCTGGAGTGTAAAGTTTTTTCAATCTGGAAGTGTAATTAAGGGTTAAGAAGTTACCGAGACAAGTACCCGCCAGATCATATCCTCCGCCCATACAGGAAGTGATTTTCTTATTGTTCTGCCACAAGCTACAGATGTCATAATTATACGTATCTCTGGCCTTGGATATCGTCCATCTTAGATTAAAGCTACTATTGATTGTTTTCATTTTGTTTTCCTCCTATTACAGTGACTTTTTGATTTATATATTCCTGCGCTGACGACGCTACTGTGCAATCGAAATACTTTTGCTCGGCTGCGTATCTCGCTTTTGCAGCGTCGAGCCGGTTGTTGAAATAGCCGAGGTGGATATATTTTTTGTTTCTTGTTATATACGCTTGCCATTTCTTTGCTTTTCTACTCCAATAAACCCCCTTGATTCCGGAGGTATTGTTTTTGTTTATTTTACAATTCTGCATGTTACACGCTTGCGAAGCTTCACGTAGATTTTTAATCCCATTAAAATTTTTGATTCGATTTTTATGATCTATCTGATGCTCCGGTATATAACCCTGAGTATAAAGCCAGGCCAACCTGTGCCCGAAATAAAGTTTCCTATCAATCCTTATACTTATATATCCATTCGAATCGAGCGATCCAGCGACTTTTCCACTGCACTTGTTGCGCTTCCCATCTTTATTAAATCTTTCTTTCCACGTGAAGATTCCTGTTAACGGGTCATAGTTTAAAAGCTCACGGAGGCGCTCATACGTTAATCTTTTTTTCATTTTCGTTTTCATCATCTCCACCTACCACTAAATCGTAAATTAAAAAGTATTGCTCTACAAATCCCAACTCTATTTCGTTAACGCCGTCACGGCTTACCAAGACAACGGGCTCATCGTCTATCGCATTCACGCTTGCATAACGATTGTTATAACAAGCAAATAATGACCCGCTGTACTCGCTGCCTGGGCCGTGTGACCCCTCAAAATTTATAGGCGGTTCCGCTCCTTTGAGATCGTCCAATTCCCTATAAAATCCATAATTCGCCTCGTAACACACGAGGGTAATAGTCGGAGTCGGGACTGGTGGTGGCGTCGGCGCTGGCGGCTGTGTTAGTGTAGGGTCAGGTGTGACTTTAGGGACTGGGTTCTCGTTTATCTCGTCCCAGTAATCGTTTGCGTCTGCGTTTGTGTCTATGTTAAACATAATTTCGTTAACTCTATCCAAATCCTCTTTATCTATCGTCATTTCAAAATACGCTCGGTCTCCCATGATTATTTATCTCCTTATTGTGTTTTTGTTTTTGTTTTAGTTTTGTTTTAGTTTTTGTTTTTGTTTTAGTTTTAGTTTTGTTTTAGTTTTGTTTTAGTTTTTTAATTAAAATATAATTGTACCACACATAACTATGCCAGCACTCATTATGCTTAAATTGATTTTGTATAGAATAAATATTCGTTATTCTATGACCTAATAAATCAGCCCGGATGTGAGCTTCCTCCGTTACCTCAATCTTGTTCCTTTTATCAGTTCTAACCCATAAATCGTTCGATAATTTTGATTTCATTCGCTTACGTTTCCTTTTTTAATTGCGATTGCGATTATGGTAACGATTGCGATAACGATGTCTATTTAGGATCTCCTTTGCCTCGTCTTTCGTCATACCGCCCATGATCGATGCTCCGATGTCCGACATCTTTAACGTTTGCTTTGCGATTTTTATTTGATGTGATTGGAAGATATCTGCGTTAATATTCATTATGGTTTTCTCTCCTGTATTTTTAATATTAATATTAATATTAATGTAGATTGAAAAATACGTGGCGATTTCCGGCCATGCTCCAGCAGTGGAGGCAAGTATCGCACTTTCCCGTACAATGGAAGGCGTTCGTCGGGATTCTCGTCTCTGAATTGTCTTTCGGTTGCATCCATGCCATCGGGAACCTTGTGGTTTCCGTTCTAAGCTCTCTATCGAACTCGTCTCCTGGCCATCTTGAGAAGATTATCTTCAGGTTCGGAACTGTAGAAGAGAACGAGGGAGAGGGCTCCTGCGCTTCCGAATCCCACCACATATCTGAAAAATCAAATCCAAACTGCTTTGTGAAACACATAAAAGCCGTGTTATTGTTATTCTTTGCTGTTGCTATTATATTACTTAGATATCGCTGGTCAGGGATATCGCCAGCCACATGCCAGCGAAAGTGCGTTGGCTGCTTGTATTGTAGATAACCATTGATTCTCTTGAAGTAATCTGCTGGGTCTTTTTTATAGTGGTTAAAATTACGATCCCACGCTCTTCTTGTTGAAGGATATTGGACATAGGATTGCCTCGCATAACATTGATTCAGACATGGTGGGGTCGGGTCTTGCTTACAGGACAGACCTGGAGGAAGACTAATGCTTGGAATCGCCCCCATCTTTGAATTACCTTTTGAGATTGAGATCGGGATCATGGTTGTATCTCCTTTTCGGTTTCGATTATATATTTTTCAGCTGATGATATTACTGTACATGTGAAATGTTCTTTTTCTGCTGCAAGTCTCGCTCTTGCGGCATCGAGTTGATTATTGAACCTGCCGAGGTTGACCTGCTTGTTATTTTTTGTTATTTGTGCTTCCCATTTACTTCTTTTTTTGTCCCAACTAACACCTGTAATTCCGGAGGTGTTCCTTGTGCTGATTTTTTGGTTCTGCATATTACATATCCGACTCGCCTCACGCAAGTTCTTGATTTCATTATCATTTTTGATTTGATTTTTGTGATCTATCTCGTTTTCGGGCATGTAACCGTGAACGAAAAAATAAGCGAGACGATGAGCAAGATACAATTTGCCATCGATTCTAATGTAGAGATATCCACTCGGATGAAGCGATCCAGCGACTTTTCCGTTATGGGGGTTGCGCTTTCCATCTTTGTTTATTCGTTCTTTCCAAGTGAACACGCCTGTTAACGGATCGTAATTTAAAAGCTCGTGCAAGCGTTCATAAGTAAGAGTTTTCATGGATATATCTCCTCGATTTCGATTGAACGCTTGCTAAGGTCAAGAGTGTAAAGAAATTCAATGTCCCCGTGCCTTTCTGGAGGGCATGGTTCAAATGACCCGCATTTCCAATCGTTATAGGATTTCGATTTTGATTTAAAATGTTGGTCAGGATATTTTACATCGTATTCTTCCGCTCCGATTAAGACCAACCAGCCGCTGGCCTGCATGGTGTTGTCCCTGATTTGACCGGTTTTTACCAAATCCATGAACTTATTTAATAGGGGAAGTGTTCCTTCCGGATATCCGTCATGGTGCCGGTAAAACCAAAGCTCATCATTGTAGTTATCTTTTATTATTATCTGGCATCTTGTTGACATAATGTTATCTCCTTTTTGTTTTTACACTAACGTTAGTGTTAGTGCATTTATGAAATTACGGTTGCGCTTTCGTTTTCGCTTTCCAGCGATCGTAATGGCGCTATTAAAGCAAGGCGGAAAGTGCTATTGCTGTGGTTGCTGTGGTTGCTGTGGTTTTCTGGTGAAACGAAACAAAACAGCGGGACAGGTTTCGCCTCGATATATTTGAAAAAGAAAAGCGCTGGAAATATGCTTGGCGAGGCCGGCGCTGGAGCGAGTACATTGTTGAGAAAGTTGATGTTTATTATTATAGAGTTAGAAGATGGAGGGGGAGATGCTATTACCTGCTTAAAACAAAAGGACAGGTACTGGCTGAAGGGTTTGTAACTTCTGTATTTCAATGCAAGAGGTTCATAATCAAGTGTATCTGACTGTGTAAGCTTAGAAGGCGTGAGCGAAGATAGTGATGGTATAGAATCCTTTTCTGTTGAAATTAAATCCTCAAGACGAAAGGGAGTTTTGTTCGGATTCGGATTTGAATTCAATTGGATTTCGATTTCGTTTTTGTTGTTCTTTTTTAAGATATAATCCCCTGGTTTGATTAAGTCAGGATCTGAATTTAATACCCTATGCGAAACCGCAGGTGTCACTGTGTCCATAAAGTGACTGGATACTTGGATTATGGTGTCATTAGCTCTTTTCTGTTGCAATAGGAATTTAAGATCACTGAATAAACGGGCTGTCGCTGGTTTTCTTTTTATTATCATTGGTTACTCCTTTTATTGTTATTGTTATTGTTATTGTCTGATTCAGATTAAGGAACCATTTTCTTAGAAAATACCTTGTTGAAGGGTAAACATCCGACATAAAATAAATTCACTTTAACATTAAATGCCTTTAGCTCCTTGTTTTTAGATTTAAGCTGGAGTTGGCGTCTGGTTATTCTTAATTGCTGGTTATTGTAAAATTTTTTTGCTCTTGCTCTTTCCTCCGATTCGATTCTGGCAATGGAGGCAGCTTTAGCTATAGCTTTAAATGCCCTTGATTTTTTGGCCTTGTTCCTGGCCTTGTTCCTGGCCTTGGTTAAGGTTAGAGCCAAGGCTTTGACAGCGGTTGCCGACTTCAGTTTATCAGTAACACTGTAAGTCATATGTTTTTTATTTTTTGACTCATGGGTTAACTTGATGGTTAACCCAATTGCCTTGGCTGTTGCGATTGCTGTTGTTGCGATTTCAGATGGTCTTGGTTCTGGGTTGGGTTCGGGAAGATCGCATAGACGATCCTCATAATTATAAAGTAACCACTGGCTGATGCACCCGGCAGGGTAATGGCAGAAAATTGTGCTGGTACTGGTACCGGTACCGGTACCTGATTTCTCCCATAGAGTGTATTTGTTAGACGAGATGCGCTTAATGTAGATAGTTTTCATTTCGTTTTCCTTTTATACAGATTATCGATGACGTGATATGTTGCCTTTGTTTTATCTTTCGATTCATGGGTTAACGTCATGTTCAGGTCGAAGGCTGCCGCTGTTACTTGCTCCACTAATGGTATGGAATTGGAATTGGAATTAAAATCAAAATCGGATATCCTATACTCACGGAGCAACCATTGTTTTAAACATTCTATGGGAGAGGAAGCGGTAATTGTGCTGCCTGTACCGCCTGTACTGCCTGACTTTACCCATAAAACGTAATTTTTGGGTGATAAACATTTGATATAGAGAATGCGGTTTCTTTTTATTTCAGTTATACTATAAACTTTTAAATCTCCTGACCTATGGATTTCTCTGACATTCAATCCAAAAGCTTTTATTATTCTTTTCACACCCTCCCAATTATAATGGTAATCGTCTATGAGAAGGCGTTTTAATTTAGACGAATAATGGGAAAGCAACCAATGTGATAAGCAAGAACCTTTCTTTTTACGGCAAAAGGTATTTGCTTTGTCGTTTTCCCACCAAGTTAAATAACGTCTCGGGTGGGATAACTTTTCTATACTAAACGTTTTCATTTGCGTTTTCCTTTCAAAAACGATACTGATTTCAAATTGGTTTCAATTTGAAATCGAAATCGAAATCAGAATCGAAAGACTGATTTCGATTTTGATAAGCACTAACTGTTAGTGCGATTCTTGCAGCTATGTAAAAAAAGTTATAATCTGGGAAATAAAATACCCAGGACGAGGCGTTTTCGCTGTCTGGGAGAGATAATTTTCTACAAATTAAAAAGCGCTTTTTTGTAACCTATTGATATAACAGGGCATTCTCTTTTCTGTTATTTTTCATTTTTTTGGCTTATGGACAAATCACTGAGCGTGCACTTTTTTTTTCAACGTTTGTGAATTAGACCTTAAATTGTAGAAAAAAGTAAAAAGGCGGAATCCAGGTTTAACGGATTTACATTGTATATACATATTCTGTTCTATTTCTATAAAATATAGTATAATATATAATAATAAGTAGAACAGTAATGGGCAAGAGCCCCAAAACCCCCGACATTAGGAGTAAACTCAATGACTTATCCCAGGTCAGAACTCGAATCCTCAAGCATTTTAGCCAAGCTCCGGAGTATGGAGCTTGAATTTTGCCGTAAATCTGTAGCCTGTACCCAGGCCACGGATGCGGAAACCTTCTTTAATCTGTCTCGTAAGGCATCTGAAGCGGCTGAAAAGCTTAATGATTCCAGTAAAGTAGAGTCCTGTTGGATCTACTTGTCCTTTATAAGCCGTTTCGATTACTCTAAACTCTATACGGAATACTGCGAGTTTTGCGCAAGGAACGGCCTCGCTTCTGTAAATAGTCAGGACTATGACACGGCGCTTTCCTTTATCCAGGATTATAATGTGCCCGTATAGACACGCATAATGCTCTATTATATAATATAATCCGTTAAAAATTTAAAAAAAATGAAAAATTCGTGACAAATAACGAGATTTGTTACCAGTGACAGAGCCGTTATAAATAACGGAGCCGTTATAAATAACAGGTTTGTTACCAGTAACCTGACCTGATTAGTCAGGGTGCTGACCTGATTAGTCAGGGCGCTGTTTGCTCTATAAAAACTTGAAAATCTAAAGATAACATGGAAGTTTTCCGTGTTATTTTTAGATTTTCAAATTTTCAGATTATTTTTTTTCTGAAAATTTGAAAATCGTTAATGCACTAACGTTAGTGCATTTTTTACTCATCGGATGAAATAAGCCGTGTTAATGTCCTTGCGGCTTCATAGATTACCGCATCTTCTTTGTAAGTTTTTACCATGAGGGCTTGCAATTGCTTTACACATACGTCTTTGTCATACTTTGCGATTTTTGGATTAGGATCTACAGGAGGATCTACCGGAGGATCTGCCGGAGGATCTGCCGGAGGATCTGCCGGAGGATTATTTTTATCTTTTTTTCGCTTGTTCCTCATGTCAAGCGCACTTACCAGGCGGTTTATTTCTGGAAGCAAAGACTTTGTCTTGGAGCTGGTTGGCGACAATGGAGCGCCAGCTTTATTTAAAGGCCAAAGCTCTGGTACTTTGTACCCTTCAGACCACAGCAACATGAAAAACTCTGAAACTTTTAGTCCGGTATTCTTAATCAATTCAATTTTTTCTGTAGTTCGGCTTATAGCTCTGTCTTCAGCCTTGAAAGCTGTCAAGTACGCTTTGTATAAAGGCGTTGCTTTTACTGCCTTATCCTTGTCTGCCTTGTCTTTTACTGCCTTGTCTTTTGCAGCCTTATCTTTTGCTGCCTTGTCTTTTACTGCCTTATCTTTTGCTGCCTTGTTATCGGCTTTAATCTTTTTTATGATATCCGCATTCTCTTTGATTTCTTTTTTGTTTTTAATTACTTTGATATCCATTGTTTGCTCCCCCTTAATTATTTATTTATTTATTTAGTTTATCCCTTAAGCTTTGACTATTATATTATCATAATTGATAGCACCCTGTCAAGCTTAAAGATAATCACTACACTAACGTTAGTGTTTTTATCTTATTGAGTCAAGCTGTGCTTGCTGTGTTTTTGCGATCTTTGTGATTTGCTTTACGCCTGCAATACCTATTATCAAACCTGAGTAAATAATGCCTGCCATTGTTATTAAGATTATTATTTTTTTCATTGTTTGCTCCCCCTTAATTATTTATTTATTTAGTTTATCCCTTAAGCTTTGACTACTATCATATCACAATTGATAGCATCTTGTCAAGCTTAAAGATAATCATTGGAATAATCGTTGGAATAATTGCTACACTAACATTAGTGTCTCTATCTTATTTCAGCGAGCTGCGCTTGCTGAGTTTTTGCTATCTTTATTTGTTGCTCTATCCCCTTCTTTCCTACAGATATTCCAGCATAAAGAAGACTTCCCACTATGATTATTACTGTTATTGTTTTCATTCTTTTATCCTCTTTTTATTGTTTATATAAGTGATAATCTCTATTATTATATTAATGCATAGCTCATGCCATCATGTAAAAAAGATAATGACATACCATAAGCTCTTGTTTTTAAAGGGAAAACTCTGTATATTTGTATATAATCATTTAAAAAAGTGACAAAATTTGTTACATTGTTTGCTGAATTTGTTACATTATTTGTTGGTTTTTAGGTATTTTATTCAGTGATAACAGGTACATGACAAAAAATTGTCAGTGTCTGACAAAATTTGTCAGTGCTATTGATGACAGCGCCAGCGCCAGCGACAATGATGATGATGATGACAGCGCCAGCGCCAGCGACAATGATGATGATGATGACAGCGCCAGCGACAATGATGATGACAATGATGACAATGATGATGATGATGACAATGATGATGACAATGATGACAATGATGATGATGACAGCGCCAGCGCCAGCGCCAGCGCCAGCGCCAGCGCCAGCGCCAGCGATGATGATGATGATGACGATGATGATGATGATGATGATGATGATGATGATGATGATGATGATGATGATGACGTATACCATTTTTTTACCGTGGTTTTTTTGCCTGTATGGGCAACTAGGTCCCCAACAGGAATTTTCCTTCCCCACAACTTTTTCCTCTAACCAGAAAGCGAATTTTTCCACAACTTTTCCCCTAACTCTACAATCTTCCCTCTTGACAAAAATTCTCCTTTCTTTTACCCTCCGGATATGAATTTACCTATAGATAGTATAGATTTAGATGCCTATAGCGAAGCAGAGAAAATAGCCTTGTTTAATCGATTGCAATCGTTATTGCCAGTTGCAATCGGGGAGTTAAATTTAGAAACCGAAATTATCCTGCAACTGCACCTGGCGAAGGCTATGCAATCAGAGGCCAAGACAAGTTCTGCGCCTCTGAATCAGAAAGCGCAAGTGGCTAACACAATAACAGCGATCTTAAGGCAATTGGTCGATATGCAAGCGATATTGAATACAACTGAAACGATAAAGAAGATCGAGCGTATTTTATTGGAAACTTTGGAAAAGTTCCCTAAACTTCAAGAGTCTTTTTTAAAATTATATAATGATAACCTCACATCTTGAACGACTTCATGCAGGGTTAGCAAAAACAAAACTAACTTTTGCAAGTTGGATAAAGTCTAATATAATTCTGAATGGTAAACCGTTTGGTTTTCTCGATCACGAGTACCAGGAAACTATCCTGAATGATACGAACAATAAAAAGGTTGTTAAGAAGTGTTCTCAGGTAGGTCTTTCTGCTCTGAACTTATGCAGGGCTTTGGCTTTTGTTTCTTTGCAAGCAGGGGTGAAGCTATCGTATGTCTTGCCGAGTGCAAAGTTCGCTCAGAAATTTGTAAAGATGAGGCTGGATCCATTAATTAACGCTTCTCCAAACGTAGCAGCCAGGTTAGAAAAAGGAAACGACAGTTCTGAGTTGAAGCAGATAGGAGATTCGTTTCTTATGAGTCAAGGAGCTTCGGCATCTTCGACAACGAATGTTCTTGCGATTGATTTAGATGCTTTGGTAGTAGATGAGTTAGATGGTGCGGAAAGTCATGATGTAATTAATCAGTTAATTTCCCGTCTGATTCACTCTAAACTAAAGGACGAGTTCTATTTATCAACTCCTACGGTTCCCGGGTACGGGATTTCTTTAAAGTTTGACAATTCAAGGCAACATGTATTATTGCAGAAATGTACGAGGTGTAATCAGTGGTTTAAACCGGATTATTATAAGCATGTACATCTTCCTGGTTTCTCCAACAGAGGTCACGATTTATCAGAAATATCCTATCTAAATAGTAATATATTGAACGATTTCGACTTAAAAACAGCAACCGTCCTCTGTCCGAACCCAAAATGCAGACGACCTCTTCCTCTTAGCCACATCTCAGACCCCTCCACGCGGGAGTTCGTGTGCGAAAACGTAGACTCTAAAGCTGAATTTCACGGTTATCATATATCTCCTTTTGCTATTCCTGCTATAATTACACCAGGTTCCCTTATAGCGAGGTCGAGTAGGTACTCTCGTTTGCAGGATTTCTATAACGATGCGCTTGGTCTGGAGCTTGCCAGTAAGGAAACCGGCCTGAGCTTGGAGGAAATCGAAACATTCTTTAGGTCTACGCCCCTCGTCCCCTATTCCACCTCTAACACTTCCTTTTCCTCCACCGACACCGCAGTCCAATTCAGATCAAGGGATTTTCAATCAATAGTTCCTTTTACTTTGATGGGTCTGGATATGGGAGGGCAATGCGCTTGTACGATTGCAGCACCTATATCCAGCGCGAGAGAGAATAAGAGTGCGAGAGAGAGAGATCTATCGAGAACTTTTACAAGCGAGAGTTCGCATGCTCGTACTCAATTAAGAATCATACACGCGGAGATGATACCTTTACATCTTGTGAGGAAGCGAGTTGATGAGTTATATTCTGAGTTTAACGTCGCTACAGGTGTTGTGGATTCTTTGCCTTATACGGATTCGGTATTAATGCTTCAAGAGAAACATCCGACGCTGTACGCAAGCATCTTTTCAAAGAAGAGGGGGCTTTCGTTATACGATGTCACTGAGCAGAATGTTGATGATCCGGTTACGGCGATGTCTCTTGTTCGGAGTATTTCGGTTGCAAGAGATCGTGGTTTTGACTTGCTTGTATCGGCTTTACGAAACAAGGTCATCACGTTTGACCCTTTGCCAGCACAGCGCTCCACCTATACTGAACATATGATGGATTTGAAGCGTATTTTTGTTGCCATGACCAGTAATCAGTTCCTTTCTGCCGAAGCCGGTGGAGAGGGGAAGTTTGTTTGGAGAAAAACAAGAGGTGTTGACCATTATTTTTTTAGTTTGTTATATGTTTTTCTTGCATTCTGCATGAATTCAGGTATAGAACCTGTAGTAGCGATGCAAAATGTTCCATTAATTTCGACGTTTAAGTTAAAAAATTTCTAGGTTTAAACCCTGCAGGAGACCTTTATTAAATGGGCTATATGCTTGATTTTTTCAAATCGGTAAAGAAGACCGCAACTTTCGGTGCTGCAGATATATCTGCGGCTAATAAATCCGGTATCGAGATTCCTGTGTTGCCTAAATCCAGTAGCTTACCTCGCGCTCCGAAGAGTTTACCTTCGTATATTACTTCAGCAAGGCAATCGAAGGATTCTTTCTTGCCGGTAGAAGACCTGAACCTTGCGAATTTAGACATTACGGATTTACGGTATGCTGCGACGACTCCCGGGGTTTTACGTAAATTAGCGAAAGCGAGCCCGGACTTGTCTGCGGCGATATTTTCGGCTTTACGTTTGGCTTTATCTTCCACATACTTGGCAATTGCTAGGAACTTGGACGGTACGATTAATGAGGAGGGCACTGCGCTGGTTCAGCAGATGTGCCGGAAGTTCGACTTATTAAGTTCTGATCCCGCAACGGCCGGCGCCGGTAATAAAGCCAGCGCAGGATATAACGCTTACCCGAGCATCAGGTCGGCAGGAGAGTCGCTGGGCAAGGAGTTGTTGATGTTAGGTGGTTGCGCTATTGAGCTTTTATTGAATAAAGCTCGGCTTCCTGAAGCTATGCAGCCGATATCGATTGAAAAGATAAAGTTTAAATATGATAAGAATAGGAAGATTCCCTATCAGGTTCTGGGTTCTGAGGAGATTCCGCTCGATATCGCCACGTTTTTTTATGTTTCGTTGGACCAGGATCTGCTTTCTGCGGCGGCGGATTCACCGGTGCAGGCTTCGATTCAGCCGATAGTAGCACAACAAACTTTTATGAATGATCTTCGCAGAGTTGCAAATCGGGCTGTGCATCCGCGCGTGAAAGTGACAATCATTGAGGATATGTGGCGGAAGACATTATCGGCGGAGGTTCTTTCGGATCCTGATAAATTGGCTGAAGCGGCAACAACGCTAATCGAGACGGTTAGAAGTAATATAGATAATTTAAGTCCTGAAGATGCTTTAGTATTCTTTAATTGCTTGACTGTAGAGTATCTTACGGCAGGTACAACGACAGTAAGTGATGAATGGAAGGCGTTGTCCGGAATTATCAATGGAAAGATTAGTTCCGGTGCGAAATCGGCTCCTGTTATTTTGGGTTTGGAAAGCGTGGGTAGTTCTAATATAGCTTCAACACAGACAATGCTTTTTGTTAAAACGGTGGAATCCGGGGTTATACTGAAATTAAACGAGATTTTTTCTCGCTTGCTTACCATGGCAGTTAGGTTGTATGGTGTTGATACGGTTGTTGAATTTAAGTTTAATTCAGTAGATTTAAGACCGGAAAGCGAGCTGGAAGCTTTTAAAGCGATGCGTCAGTCGCGGCTTTTAGAGTTGCTGTCACTTGGGTTGATGAGTGATGCAGAAGCATCGCTGGAGTTAACAGGTACGTTGCCTTTACCAGACATGCCCAAGTTATCAGGGACGATGTTTAAAACAAAAGAATCAGAAACCGAAGCACCGGAGAGCAACACAGCAGCATTGAATCGGGATTTAAACGGAGATGCGCCAAAAGGCTCTAAATCTTAAATTAAACGTAAACGTAAACGTAAACGCAAAACATAAAAAGGATCCTTATTAATATGACTACGCTTTGGGCAGGCACAGAAGATTCGTTTAGATTGTACTTATCACAGTTTGATTGGTTAACCACGCCACAAGCACAGGAAGCGCGCAAGACACATGAAGCGGCTACCGAAGCCGCTTCTGCAGCTGCAGCTTCTGCAGCTTCTGCAGCTTCTGCCGCTTCCTCTGCTTCCTCTTCTATCTTCGGTGAAGATGAGAGTGAAGAAGAGATAGAAATACAGTCGCCGATTTTAACTGTTGTTGGCGGTGTGGGAATTGTTAATATTTCAGGGCTTCTGGTTTGCAATGATGATTGGTTTAATTATTATATGGGTTATCTTAGCCAGGCGGAGGTCCAGAGAGCGCTTTTAGAAGCTGCCAGTAATCCTGGAGTTATCAATGTTTTACTGGATGTTTCGAGCCCGGGTGGTCAGGTGCCGATGACGCTTGAAACTTCTCGTTTAATAAAGGAAGTAGACAAGATAAAGCCTGTTTATGGGTTTGCGGAAATGGCTGCATCCGGTGCTTATTGGTTGATCTCAGCAGCGAGAAAGCGGTATATTTCTGCAACTGGTGTTGCTGGGAGTATTGGGGTAGTTACGCAGCACGCTGAATATTCTAAGCGTGATGAAAAAGAAGGTATTACACGGAAAATACTTAGGACCGGAGAGTTTAAACAGTTATTTAACAGTGTGGAGCCTTTAACAGAAAGAGCAGAGGAAGAAACGTTAAAATTAATGCTTGAAATAGAAGCTGTTTTTGTGAGAGAGGTTTCCAATAATCTTAATCTGTCTATTAAACAGTTGGAACCTGCGTTGGAAGGGCGGGAGTTTGCAGGGCAGCAAGCAGTAAAAGCCGGTTTATTCGATAAGGTAGATACGTTTCAAAATGTTTTATCAATGCTTACACAGAAGGAAGAAGAAGAAGGAGGACAGACGATGAAAAAGACTAAGACATACACGATGGCTTCTGCGTTTGCTGCTGCGGATGCAGATAAAGCCGATGCTGAGAAAATTGCTGCTGAGCTTAAAGCTGCAACAGATCGTACTGCTGCAGGGGAAGGAACTGAGGAAGATGCCGCGCTATTAGCCGCTGCAGCTGAGGAAGATGCCGCGCTCTTGAAAGCGGCAACAGACCGCACAGCTGCAGGGGAAGGGACTGAGGAAGATGCCGCACTTTTGAAAGCGGCAGCAGACCGCACTACCGCAGAACTTAAAGCGGCAACAGACCGCACAGCTGCAGTGGAAGGGACTGAGGAAGATGCTGTACTATTAGCTGCCGCAGCTGAGGAAGATAAGGATAAAAACGCTGTTGATCCTAATATCGCCCTTCTTGCTGAGAAAGATAAAGAGATAGCCATAGCATCAGAGCTTGTCGGGAAATTATCAGCTATCGTGGAAAAGGCTGTGGGTAACATGTGTATTGCTTTGAATACTGAAAATCCTTTGAAAGAGGGTGCTGAACCAGATGCAGTTCTTGCTGCATATAGTGAAAAAGCTGAGTTGTTTGCAGCTTTGTGTCCAACAGGAGGTGTTGCTTCAGTTGAGGAAGATACTAAAGCACCGAAAACTGTTGCGCCATCCAGGTTCGAAGCGGCACGAAGTAAACAGGTGGTTGTTCCTTTAAACGGGTAAAAGAAGGTTGACACACAGTAGATAGTATACCAGTACGAGATGTTTTGTTAACTTACAGCGAAAACCAAACTAAAGTTGATTATGTTCAAAAAGCGCCTGTAATATACTTTTGCGGGCTTTGATAGATTCATCCACAACATTTTGTTGTGCAATTAACGAAAGTTAAGAAAAAAGGATCGGGGGAAAGTGTTATGGCTAAGTTTAAAATGGGAGTTGATGTTAATACTGCTTCGAATATTGTCGTTGCTCGTTTAACACAGGATGGGACAGCAGAAAATCATCTTGTTGACAACGATAAAGGGAAGTTGGTAGGTCTTGCAGCTGACTCTGAGTATGCGCTGTCTGCAGCGGGAGATCAGATTGAGGGTTGTCTTGTTGCTGTTGAGCCTGCGACACAGGATGGTTATACTATTGGATCTGTAAAAACGAATGACCGGATGGCTTGTATCTGTGATGGTATACAGGCAACTCCGGGGACCGGTACAATTGTGCTTGGTGATTATGTTGTTGTTGGTACTCCGGTTGCAGCGGGTACAGCTTTGACAGCTGCGGGTCCAAAGGTTTGCAAAGCAACTTCTCAGGATATTACTTTCTTTTCCTGGAGAGTTATTTCTCTTGGAGTTGCCGGCGCGGTAGGTGATACATGCGTGATTGAGCGCGTCTGTTAAAGTAGGTTTACTGTTTTAATAATTGAATAATTGAATAATCTAAATTTAAGAAGGGGAGAATGTTATGCCGACTTTTACAAATGCTGAGGGCCAGCGTACTGAAGCTGTGTTATCGCCGAGTATTTACAAAGCCGCGGTTGATATGGGAGTATCTGTACCGCAGTTTATTAATAGAACCTACCCAACTGGAGCTGATGCCGAGGCATCTACTTTTGAGCAGATGTGCGCAAGCTCTGGTCTGTTTGTAGGTGGGAATAAGGAATTTGGTTTACGCTCACCAACCCTGGATGATATTCTTTCTGGGAGAGCGGAAATAAACGCAGCGGCAACTGCTGACGCAAATCCTGCATCACGTATCCTGTATCCGGCTGTAATCCTTGAGCTCATTGAGAGCGAAATCGCTGTGGATAGAGAAACTGATCCGATGGCGTTCGATAAGATGGTTGCTTCAGATATTAATGTGACAAGTAATCGTGTTGAACAGCCGGTGGTTAATGTTACCGGTGCCGAGGTCAGAGCCAAGGTTATTTCACAGCTCGCTCCGCCTCAGACAATGCTGTCTATTACAACTTCTGATACGGCCAGATCCTTGCCTACGATGTCTATAGGTATGGAAGTTTCTGATCAGGCACTTAGTTCAACTACGTTGGATTTCGTATCTATGGTTGTTGAACGTCAGTTGGCTGTAGAGCGGAATGCTCGTACTTATGATTATCTTCTGGGCTGTTTGAACGGGGATGACGACATGGGTCAAAGTGGTCTTGCTGTAACGAAGGCTGATACATATGATGCGGCGATTACATCGGCAGGGGATGTAACAAAGAAAGCACTTGTTAAGTGGATGGTACATAATTACTATAAGAGACATCTTACTCATATTGTAACGGATATTGACGGTATGCTGTCGATGGAAGCAGCTTTGGCGACCACAAATACAAATCAGCATGTTCCCGGTTCGCTGACACCTCAGTTCTCTCTGATGAATAGGCTCCTGGAAAGTGTGCAGTTGTTTATTGTTGATGATTCTGCTGGTTGGACTGCAAATACGCTTATGGGTTTGGATGCTCGTAGTGCTATCATAAGAATTCGGAACAGTGCTGCAGCTTATTCTGCTGTTGAGCAGTTTGTTCTGAGACGGTCAAGTGCTCTTAGGTTTGATTTTTCTGAGATCGCTTATCGGTTTAGGGATGAAGCTTTTGATGTACTTTCTCTTACATTAACAACTTAGTAATCATAAGTTATAAGTTATAAGTTAGATTACGAGGAGGAATTTCATGGCGAAAAAGAATAAAATCGTTGCAACTTCGGTTCCCGAAGTTGCAATAGTTAAAGAAGAGCCGGTTGAAGAGGTGCTTCTCGATGGAATTATTAAGGTTCGGGCAGTTATTCGGTCTATGTACGCTCCATTTGATAGTATTATGATTCCTGACGATGGGTGTGGTGTTCTAATTAAACGAGGATCATGGGTAGATGTTCAGCTTGAGCGAGGATTAATCCAGGAATGCTAGGCGATTATACAACACCGAACAGTGTGCGAGTGCTTTTGGGGGTTACTGAAAACGAACTCCCAGATATTGTATTAAACGATCAGTTTTATACTTTGTCATTAAAAGCAGATCTATATCGTGTTTGTGTTACGATAGCAGATGACTATGCTACTGCGGATGCCCTTGTTGATACAGATGCTGAAGCAGCACGTTTTGCGGATGCTGTGAGTCTTTTTTCTACTTACGCAGTAGCTAAAATATGTCTTGCAGCGCTTCCGCAGTTCGCGGTTCGGTCTTCTTCAGAAGGAAAGGCAACATTTCTCAGGCATACATCAACATCATTTGATAACGCTATTCCGCGGTTTGAGATGGAATATAATCGTGCAAGGGTTGCTTTATTAGATGCATATGCTGATTATTTACCAGACGCAGTAACGGCGGTACTAGCTACAAGAGATGTGTTGCAGGTGTCATCGCCATCTTTTGATCCCATAACAGGAGCTTAAGTTTTCAATGGTAGAGATAGCAACTATTGTTTCATCGTATAAAAAGTTACCGGTTTATGACGGTTATACAGGTGAGTTACTCTTTTTGGGGCAGACAAATCCTTATGGTGGAGGTGTCCGCGATAGTGTGGCGAGCTGGAGGCAAGCTGTTTCAGCGGCAAAAGTTATTCTTCCAGATAGAGGTGTTGTAAAGATTGGAGATGAGAGATTTATTGCCGGGCGAATTGCCACGGATTTTTTTCAAGGGGATTCTGTTAGAGAAAGTGTAGTTGTTCATCCTTGTGGTGATAGTTACAGGGAGTCTTCTGCCGCTAATTTTTTAACGGAGCCAATCCCAGATACAGTTATCCCTTTTTATGGGGATGCTGTTTGGAGAAAGATCGCTAAAGATGAAATGGAATCCACTTTATTTTTTAATTTGTGTAATGTTTATATGTCACCTACTGAGCCTCGCCCAACGAGAGATAATCTAATACTGTCTTCGGCCGGTATTCTTTATAGAATTCAATCTGTTGAGAGTTTAGAGGCTGGTTTTAACGCTGCAGTTTGTAGTGAATTGGGAGATAGTTCACTCATAACAGTGACATACACTGCGCAAGGGGTATACCAAGCGAGTTCAGATACTTTAATAGATGGAACTCCGGTGGATTTTCCTGCAATTCTTGAATTAGTACAGACGAATTACAGGTTTAGTAATTTAGACGCTGCAAAGTATAAGGCCAGTGACCGGATAGTTACGATTAGAAAATCAGACGTTGCTCAGCCGGAACCAGCAGACATATGTGTTGCTGAAGGCACATCTTATCGAGTTATTTCTGCGCAGGATGATGTGGCAGGAACTAGCTGGGAGCTTCATTTACGGAGAGCGTAGTAAAGCATGACTTTTTATGTTTCAGCTGCTGAAAGACTTAGGTTTAAAAGCGCAGTTAAGAAAGCAAAAGCTGAACTTCGGAAAGAAGTTACAGATGTTTTTAAGGGTTATGTAACTGTAGCTTTTAATATGTTGGTTGATGAAACGCCGCAGTGGACTGGGAATGCAGCAGCTCAGTGGAATATTGGGGTAAATAGGTTGGATATGTCAACGAGTTCTTTATTTGTTGAGGATAAGTCTGAAATTTCAGACCTATTTAGCAGTGATAAGCGAGTTTCTGAGGCTGGGTTTTCAAAAGATCCGAAGTATAAAGCTCATCCGACGGCAGTTAATGAAGCCAAAGATCGTAACAGCGAAAAGGTTTCACAGATTGCTCTTGATAAAGTTATTTTTTTAAGCAATAATGCCGAAGATGTGCTTGAGGGTGCTTATGCTGATAAACTTGAGGAAAATACCAATAATTATTTGAGGCGAGTTAATAGACCTGGTCATATGGTAATGCGGACGATTAGTTGGTTTAATTCAAGGATGGCAATGTTAAACGAAACGCAGCAACGGCAACTTGCTATGGCTAAATTATCGGATTCTGGAGTTATGGAGATGCTGTAAATGACGACATCAGATTCAGTAAGAGTGGCTTTAAGCAGACGAATACGGACAATATGGAATGCTCAAGCAGGTGACGCTGTTTTGTTTAGGGACGGTGTTAAAGAGCCGGATTTATTACAACAGGTAGCTCCTTTTGCTTTGTTTTCTGTTGGCTTACCTGATTTTAGGCAAGGGGATATAAACGGCGCAAACCCTTTGCAGCGTGGGTTTGGGGAGATCCATACTGATTTATATGCCAGAAGAGGGAAGGGAACTAAGCCTTTATTCGATATGCTTGATGTTGTGCGTGCTGCATTTGCTATTCAAATGGTTGATGATATCCGGTTATACGGAATTACATGTAAAGAACAGGAACCAGCAGTAGGGTGGCAATCGTGGTTTACCACAGTGCCTTTTCAGTTTGATTCTATTACTTAGTTGTATAGGGGGGAAGCGTTATGTTAGCAGGCACAAGTTCAACTCAGTTGTCGTACCTTGAAGAAGTGAGTTATGGTGTTATTGACCAGATAGGTACACCTAAAAATTTAAGAATGACAGGGGAATCTCTTGTTTATGATATTACGATGGAGGAATCCAAAGAGATTAATGACACTATGCAGGTCTCAGATTTGGTTCCTGTTGACGCGACTGCGCAGGGAGGAGTAAATCTTGAGTTCCAATACAGAGAATATGATCCGTTTTTTGAAGCTCTGCTTGCCAGCGTTTATACAGAAGCAGGTACTGATGGTGTTGTGGACCTGACAACGGTGACGTTTGCAGCGGCGGGGAATACCGCAACAGGTACAGCGGGTGATTTTGATGATTTTGTTGATGGTCAGTGGGTTTCTTTTATTGGTGATGGAGCAGAGTTAAATTTGGGAGTTTTTAGAATTGTCACTGCCACTACAGATGTTCTTACCTTTGATTCCGATTATCCGGTTGTTGATGAAACTGATACAACTTATAGTATAACCGGTTCCCGATTAACTCTGGGATCTGAGGCATTAAAGACATTTACTGTTCAGAAAAATTTTTCTGATGTTACACAATTCTTTGCTTATAGGGGAATGGCGGCTTCGAAGATGTCATTGGCGTTAGCCACGGGCGCGATTTTAACAGGTAGTCTTGATTTTATGGGATCGGATGCTCTAAGAGACGGTGCTACTCATTTTGGGTCTGAGGCAGATGCTGCGAATACTTATGGTGTTATGAACGCTGTAACAGGTATTGGCAATATATTGATTGATGGAGATCCTCTTGCAAACACGTTTGTAAAATCTGCGAATGTAACGATTGATGCAAAATTAAGAGCACAGAAAGGATTAGGTGTTTTAGGAAATGTAGGAATTGGTAGAAGTACCTATGCAGTAGGTGGATCGCTGGAGATTTATTTGAATGACGGCGCTATTTACGATAAAGCATTGGAGAACACATCAGTATCAATTGAATTTCCAGTTCAAGATGTTCTTGGTAATGGATATGCTTTTGTATTCAATAATTGTAAACTTGGTGTACCTACGGTACAAGCTTCTGGGAAAGATGCAGATGTTATGTTAGCTACAGATTTTACTGCTATCGCTCCTGGAGCTACAGATAAGGTTGTTTATATTGACCGGTTTGGTACTGCTCCTGTTTAATAGTTTAACAGTTTAATAATTAAAAAAGATCGGATTTTGTTTATTATGTTAGATATATTTAATGAGTTTGCTACAGATGAAAAAAAAGAAAACGAGGGTGTTAATATTAACCTTGGTGGTGGTGCGAGTGTTTTAATTGCTCGCAGAGATAATGACAATTATCTTAAGCAAGTTCAAAAAGAAGCTGATGCGTTTGCTATAAGTTCCCAGGGTTTGTCAGCAGAAGCTTATGAAAAAGCAGATAAAGAGGTTTTAACCAAAATCTTGGCTAAAACAATTCTTATCGGGTGGAAAAACTTGTCCTATAAAGGAAAGCTACTGCCATATAATAATAAAAACGCTATCATGCTTCTAAGTCACAAGGATTTCCGTAGGTTGATTATGAAGCATGCTTCTGATATGGCTAATTATAAGGCCGAGTTGGAGGATCAGGACGAAAAAAACTGACAGAGGCCCTGTCTTATGATCTGTCATGGGGAGAGTCAGCTTCCTTTTTTTCTGAGTTAAAGAAAAAAGGGAAGAAACTCGGCCCTTCAGCTGAGAAAGGTCGTCCCGTTATTCCTCCAAGATTGGCAATGTATTGGTCTGCTTTTTCCGTATTGCATAAGCGCCGGCAGTTCGCATATACAGGGCCACAACCTCTGAGTATTCCACAAATTGAGTCATACACAAAATTAGGTTTTATTTACGGTCCACGCTACTTTTCAAGATTGCTCAGGTTTGTGGCTGCAATGGATGACGTTTATTTAACTGACTTTTTTAAAAAACAAAAAGCGAAAAAATAGGGAATCTATTATTAATTTTTAGTAATCTTATTGACAAAAGGGTAGGAGATGCGTCTTCAGAAATTAGTTTCAAAAGGAAAAGGCTGCGTTCCATTCTGGAATCCGCAATTAACAGAGATAAGCTCAGGATTGTGGTTACCTACAGAGACAGACTCGATCTCATCAGATGGATTATTGAAAGAAACGACAGAAAACTCATGGTTCTCAAGTAAATTGATTTATCCCCAAAGCAAGAACTTGTACAAGATTTGCTTACAACCTTCTATATTTTCTCATGCAGAATGCACGGACTTAGATATTATAAAAACAAAATTGCTAAGGCTTTCGCCTACAAAAGAACAGAAAAAGATATTCAAAGAATGGACTGATTGCAGCCGGTATGTATTTAATCAAGCCATTTCTTATATTAGGACTTGTCAAAATTTTAATCCTTCATGGATGGGTGTAAGAAAGGATCTGTTAAAACAACTTCCTGTTTGGTGCAAACCTGTACCTTTTGCAGTTAAAGGTATGGCCGTTAAGGAAGCATACGAAGCTTTTTGGAAAGCTAAAGGTAAGTCTAAGTTTAGAACAAGAAAGGCTTCTGAGCAAAGTTGTTATATCGTCAAAACAGCAATTAAGCCCAAAGGTATTTATCCAACAATATCAGGTAAAGGTTTGTATTTTCAAGAAAAATTACCTGATGATCCAAAAGATTCTCGTTTAATTTGGCGTTACGAAAAGTGGTGGCTGGCCGTTCCTTATAAAGTAAAACTATCCTATAGCGAAAACCAAGCTGAAATAGTTTCTCTTGACCCAGGGGTACGGTCATTCATTACTTTTTATTCGCATAAAGCCAGCGGGCATCTCGGTAAGAACGATTTTAGCCGGATTCAGCGTTTGTGTTTTCATTTAGATAAGCTTATCTCAAAAAGAGATTTAATGAAAAATAAGCAGAAGCGTAGGGCATTTACAAAAGCTTCTCGGAGAATGCGAGCAAAAATCAAACATTTAATATTGGAGCTTCACCACAAGACAGCTAAGTTTTTGACTGATAATTTTGATGTGATTTTGTTGCCGACTTTTGAAACAAAACAGATGGTAAAAAAAGCAGGTCGTAAACTTTATAAAAAGTCAGTTCGTTCAATGCTTACTTTTTCACACTTTAAATTTAAACAGTTTTTGAAGTGGAAAGCATTTCAAACTGGAAAAACAGTTGTCGATTGTAATGAAGCATATACGAGCAAAACTCATCCACAGACTGGTAAGATTAAAAATATTGGTTCTGCAAAATGGATTAAATTGCTTGATGGATCAAGAGTCGATAGAGATATCGTAGGTGCTCGCAATATATTTTTGCGAGCTTTGGCAGATTCGCCCACAACTTTTTGTTGTGCAATTAACGGAGGTTAAAAAAAATGGGATCTGGGTTACTCCTGACAATAAAAGCTGAGGATGGAGATCTTCAAAAGATTGAAACCCTCCTTGATCGTATTGAAACAGTACTTACTAAACCAGTAAAAGCTGATCTGTCTAAGTTAACCGCCCAGGTAGCTGCTTTAGACAAAGAATCCAAAGAAGCAAGTCTATCCGCCGCGAGTATGCAGGCGAACTTTAATAGTCTTTCTGCAAAAAGTCTCAAAACTTCACAAGATGTCGCTAAACTTACAGGCAACTTGTCAAAGAACGAAGCTGTCATTAACGTATTAACTGCCAGTTTCTCTGCGTATGTTGAGGCGCTATCAAAGAGTAGCGCTCATGCTGAGAAAGTAAACGCTGCGCATGCAAAACAAAGGACTGCAGCACAGGAATTGCTGGGTGCAATGGAGGCGCTTTCTGTAGTCGAAAGACAGCAACTTGTTACTGATCAGGCTTTAGTTGGAGTTACAAATCTTTTAAATAAAGAGATGGCGGTTCAAGTTGAGCTTGCTACTATAGAGGCGGCTTCAAAGAGTGCGCTTATCGCCTCGATGAAAGCTGAAACCGTTGTAGCAGCTAAACTCCTTCTTGAAAAGGGGCTGATTAGCGAAGCTCGTTTTGCCAGTATTACTGGAATCCAAAAAGAAATCCCTTCGGTAGATGTCTTGGCTGCAAGCTATACTAAACTTGCTATAGCCGAACAAGAGAGTACTGTTTCTTTACGTTCTAATATGGCTGCACAATTAGGAGCAACCAGAATCGAGAAAAGGACTAAGTTAACTCCTGCGAGTCTTGATTCTGTTACAAATTTGCGGGCGGAAGCAGCGGCGTTAGAAACACGTAACAGTGCGCTTGCTGAAGGAGTACGACTCAGAGCGTTAAAGATTAGCGGCTCTGATAAGGAGCTTGCGGCTATACACAAAAACAATCAGGCGTTGGCCACGCAAGCGAGACGGTTAGGGCTTATAACAAAAGAAGAATACAAAGCAGCAATGGCTCAGAAGACGTTTACTACAACAACGAAACAGGCTGCGTTTTCTGCGAACAAACTTACCAGTGCTCTTAGAGGTGTTTCCGGAGGGCTGGGGGCCTTGTGGTTAACTTATGGCTCGATGTTGCCGATGTTGGCTACTTTTGCCACGGTTACCGCTGCGATAAAAGGATTAAAGTCTGCATCTTCCTTTGAATATCAACTTAAATATATGGTTTCTTTGGGTAAAGCAACCAAAGATACTACTGCAACTTACGAAAACTTATACGATGGTATCTTAGCAATAAGCGGGGTATCCCAAGGTCCAACTGAGCTGGCTGATAGTGTTAAAGTTTTGATGAAAGCCGGATTTGATGCAGCAACTGCATTAGATGAAGTTAAGGTGATAGCACAATTAGCGACGGTTGCTGAAGAGGGTTTGGATGAAGTTACTTCTGCACTTATGTCTCAGTATAGAGCCTGGTCCGTCGAAATGGTGGGTCCGGAGCGAGGTTTACGTTCGCTGGCAGACGCAGCGAATATCATTGGTTATGCTTCTTTGGATGCGACACTTGATATTAAGGAGATGTTGGGTCAGTTTAAGTATACATCTGAGCTTGCTAAATTATCAGGAGCTTCGTTTGTTGAGCTTGCTGCCAGTCTTGGTATTTTGAGTGATGTGGGTATTACGAATACTAAAGCGGCAACATCTCTTAGAACTGCTATAAAACAGTTACAGAATCCAACGAAACAAACCAGAAAACTTTTTAAAGATATGAAGATAGATTTCGATTTGGCTGCTAAAGATGGTAGTTTGCTTACCTTAACGGAATTGTTTTCTAATTTTTCAGATACAATAAAAGATCTTCCCTCAGCAGACAGGATGAAGGTTTTAAATCAGGTATTTTCTCTTCGCGCGGCTTCAGCAGGTTCTATGCTTACAGCTGTTAGTATAGACGATCTGAAAAGAATTGATGAGCAGATGCAGTTGGGTAATTTTTCTTTGGCCAAACGAGTTGAGCGGCTTAAGGAGGTTCAAAAAGAAGGTTCGTTTGTAGCGGATATGTATCGGGATCTTGCTAAAACTAATACGGTTCTTTGGGAAGAAACCAAAGCTGCTTGGGAAAAAGCGGCTATAAAAGGAACTGGTACTGATGATTTAAAAGGTTTGATTGTTTCTCTTAAAGATTTTGCTGATAGCGGAACAGTTGAAACCTTGTCAAGAGGTGTTTCCGGGCTTTCAGGGTTCTTGATGGGCGTTACAGAGGATTTTGTAGATTTATTGTCAGCTCCTGCAGTTGTTGCTCAGTCGATAGAGAATATTTATGTCAGTGTAAAAGATGCTATTATTGATGCTGATGAAACTGCGTTGGCTTCTATAAATGCAGCGGAACTGTATAGAAAGCAGATGGCAGGGACATTAGGAAAAGATCCTGTACAAAAAGAGGGCTGGGGTGAAGGTTGGTTTCGTCCGCCACAAAGTAAGGCGCTTTTACAGGAAACTCAGGATGTTCAGAGATTAGAAAAAGCTTATGGGAGTTTGGAAGTTGCTGTAATGGCGGCTCCGCTTGATAAAAAAATAGCCAAAGTTGTTGAATCGCTAAGTGACTTAGATGAGCAAACATCAGCATTGGCAAAGAATGCAAAGAAATACCCGAATAATCCCAAAATGGTAGAATCTTTTGCGAAAAGTAAGGCTGCAACTTATTCTTTAACAAAAGAACTTAAAATATTACGTTTAGAAAAAGCAAGAATGTTGAGTGATCCGGAAGCTTGGAAAGCTGAGCAGGAGGCGGCTGAGGTTGCAATTAAAAAAACAAAAACTGCAATAGCCGAGGTTTATAAAGTAGGTGAGTCAGATAAAATAACTATAGCTAAACTGCGACAGAATGAGCAGAAAGCACAAGATGCTTTTGAATTGCAAATGTTGGGTGATCAGCAAAGGTCTAAGCAGATAGCAGAAGAAGAGCATAAAGATAAAGTTTATCAGATAAAACGTCGGGCAGCTGAAGATAATATTAAGCTCTTGATTATGGAAAGAGATGCCGCAGCTGAAGTTTTTAAAGATGCGGAAGCTCATGCAGGACAAGATGTAGCTGTACCTGGTGCAGAAAAAGCGGCAGAGACCGCACGGGATGAGGTTGCAGCTCTTAATTCTCAAATAGTTATTGCTCAAAAAGAATTTAGCCAGCTGGCTACGTTACGTCTTTCCGATATGGTTGTTACAGATGTAACAAAGCAAAGGGAATATATTGCAACGTCTCTTGAGCTTCGGAAAAGTCAAATAGATAGGGAAAAGACTTTAACAATGACCTCGATTAAGCAGGAAGGTAGTTTGCTTGAGGCCAGAAAAAAAGCTGGTTTGATCATTGAGTCTGAGTTTATAGAAGAAAAGAGAAAGCTTCGGGAGGAAGAATTTGATGCCGAAGAGGCGGCTCTTACTGAGCAAGTAGACCGGTTAAAAGATAAACGTGCTGAGATGCTGAAGATTCCCGGGGTTAAGGAAACTGATACTCAGATCCGTCAAATGGATAATAGTATTGCCGGTGTTGTTATATCTTTAGCTGCGGTGGAGAAAAAACGTGGGGTCTTTGATGAACTGGTTAGTTTAGAGGATATTGATAGAGCTGAGAAGTTACGCAAGGAATTAGAAAAAATAGTTGAAGCTTCAGATAAGGATTTGGCCGATACTGAATTTGATTTATCTATCCGAACTCAAGCTCCAAAAAAACAGGATCAGAGCAGAGAGCTTAGGGGTATAAGTTTAGAAAAGGATCAGAAAATTTCTGAGCTTGGTGAGATGTATGAAGGTGAAGAATTAGATGCAAATGTGGAAAAGGTAAACCAGGCATACGCTCAGATAACAGAAAACGCAGAGTCGAGTTTTGCGCAGCAGGCTGAGGCCAGTCACGATTTTTGGGGTGGTCTTAGCAGTGGAGTGAATAGTTATTTGGAAGAAGCTTCGGATATCTTTGCTCAAGCCTCTGATTTTGCTTCGTCTTCTTTTGGGAAAATAGGAGATACTCTTAGTGAGGTTGTTGCCACTGGAAAGGCGGATTTTAAATCTTTACTTCAGTCTGTTATTGCCGATGCTGCACAAATGTTGCTCAAGTTGGCTTTGGTTAAAGCTATGCAGGCTGCGATAGGTGCTATTGCTGGTGATGGTGGCGGTGGTGCCGCTGGCGGAGGTGCTGGCGGTGGTAGTGCTGGCGGTGCTGCTGCCGGTGCTGTTGGTAGTGCTATTGGCAGTGCTGCTGGTGGCAGTGGCGGTGGCGGTGCTGGTTGGGTTGGAAGTTTGGTATCTATTGCAGGTTCTTTATTTGGTAGTGCAGCAAACGGTGCGATTTGGGATGGACATTTTCAACCTTTACAAGAGTTTGCTTCAGGTGCTACGAATATAAGTAGACCAACGGTTGGTGTTGTTGGAGAAGGTAAGTATCCAGAGGCGATTGTTCCGCTTCCGGATGGCAGATCTATTCCAGCGCGGGTTGAAGGTTTAGGGGACAGTATGAATAAAGCGATGGATAAGATAGCCGATAAGATTAATCCCGCCGCAGGCCAAGGGGGAACGAAGATAGTAAATGTTCTTGACCCAGCAATGGCAAAGGGATACCTTAGTACAAGAGAAGGCGAGAAATTAGTCGTAAATATTATGAGAGAGAATAAAGGAGCACTTGCTTAATGTCATTTACAACTGTAACAGCTTTTGATTTTTGTGGTGCTTTAGACGCATTGGTGGATTATGCTACAGGTACTATGGTAGAAGGAGAATCGCTTGGAACGCCTGATAGTATTGAGACTGACTTTTCTGGAACCTTGGCAAATACGAGTGTACATCGGTACGGAGCAGCTATAATTTATGGGACAACAGTTTCGCCTGTTTCAGCCGATGATGATTTTTTGACGCTCGATACCACAAGATGGACTATTGATAATGGAACAAATGGTTCTTCAGCTGCAGCGGGGGATTTAGCATTAGAAATAGCTGCGACCGGTACTACGGATTCCGTTGTATTGACTAGTAACTTTAGAGTTTTTGATAATTGTGAAGTATCTTTTGATTTCAGTGATTTAGCAGGGTTGGCCGATGATGCTGATGGTGTTGGTATCCGGTTTTCAGTTGATGCAGATAACTATGTGGAGAGTTATGCTGGAATTTATGATGGCGCTAAATTTTTTGGCCAGTCTAATTTTAGTGGTAATTTGTCAACTATTGTTGCTGCTGATCGTACTTCAGCTTATGGAGGTTTGAAGTTAAAAAGAATAAATACTGTTGTTGAATTCTACGGTAAGGATGGGGCAGGTTCTTATGTACTTATAGGAAGTTTTCCTTTACGCAATGGGCGTGAAGTTACTGTTGATATCGAGCTTCATCGAGCAATTGATTCTGGTGTGTCTGTAACAGTTGATGATTTTGTGGTAACTTCGGGACAAGACCTTTGGACTGATCAGTACGTGGCTTATGCTGATGTTGATGGAATTATTGCTGGAACTGGAGTAACTGGTTCTATAGCAAAGGATGGCACTTGGTCTCTAATATTTAGTCCTGCGCCGGCAACTGATACTATGTTAGCAATAAATTATAAAGAGTATGTAACAGACCCTGATAGAGGTGATTGGGAAGTTCGATTGTGGGATAACGCGCGGGATATGTCGAATGCAGAAACTACACATGGTGATGAAACAAGATGTTGTGTTTTAAAAAGTACAGGGATCTCAGGAGTAGAAGAAATATTTATTGGGATAAGGGAGTGGAAGCAAACCTCAGTATTAAAATGGGGTTGGGCGTTGAATGTTTATCACAACGATCCCTTAATAATGTGGCATGTTAATCTCGATGGTTTTGACCTGGATGCTTATGATACATACACTAAAACTCCATCGAAAATACCTATGGTTCCATTTTCTGACTCAATTCTTCCTGTGTGGTTATATGTTAATAAACAGAGGGTTTTTATGGTGGCGCGATGTTCGGATTCAAGCTATACCTCAGCATATATTGGGCTTGCTTATCGTTTAGATCCGCCGTCAAGCTACTTAAGACCAACTATAGCTATTGGGGAACGGTATGATCAGCAGAATTATTCCTATGCTTCATATAGATTCTCTGCTCATAGAGGTTATAATTCAGTTTCTACAGGAACTTATATGCTTTTGCGCACAACAATTGGTATTTATAAGAATAGGGATATCTATATGATTCCTCAACAGGATGATATTGACTTACAGCCGGTTGCTTCTACATATGATGGGTTATTAATGACATGGCCAATCTATATAAAAGAGCAGGAAAATGATGTTTTACTTGTTCAATTAGATGGGGTGTTTGTTGCAAGGGGGCAATCGTTAACAGCGGAAAGTACTTTTGTTCAAGGAAGCAAAACATATCGAATTTTCCACGGCGGAGCGGATGGTGCGGTTTATAATTTTTATGCTGTGGAGGAGGTTTAATGCTTTACTCTAATTATGAGATACACACTAATATAAACGGAATAACAGACGTTATTACAAAGCTTAGAACGTTTGCAGTAGCCGCAGGTTGGACAGAATCAGGTTTCCGTTCTGGTGAGCGTTATGAGCAGAAAACAATACCTTATGGTTTTCAAGGAACTGCAGATCCGTACTATTCTCTTTTTTTTCTGAGTTCACCTGGGTGGGGTGGAGCGCAAGATCTTCTTTTTTTGTTCATGTCTCATAACTATCACCAGAGTGATATTGCTTATCACCCTCGTGGCGGGGTAGCAGGTCACGACTCTACGGATTATGTTTTTGGTTTGGGATCTGTAAAGAATACAATTTATACTGAGACAGGAAACGCAAGAGCACCTTGGCATCAGGATTCAGATAATTCCTTTGAATTTTGTAATAGTTATCAGAGTGGTACAGGAGGACTTCGAATAATACATGATTCGGTTATCCCAAAGATGTACTTGTTTGGAGATGATAAGTTTATTTGGATGACGATAACACATGATAATTTTTATCATCAACATTTTTGCTTTGGTTCTGTTGTTCCGTTAGATGCAACGATGCCTATTAATAAAAATTTGTCTTTTAGAGGGTTTTCGATTGTTACTGATGTTGGTGGGGTTTCTACATATCCATGGGAGGCATATAAAACATTTTTATCGCCCTACTCTATTAGACCATATAATTCTCTTTTTTACTTTTCTGATGCATATAATTCTCAACAAACCATGGGAAAAGTAATATGGAATGATGAATATTTAAGTCTTGTCTATGAGAATCATTACTGGTCCAAAGGAGAGGTTAAGTATGGTTCATCATTGTCACATCCGAATTTTGAAGATTTAAAAATATCAAAAACGGTCGGTGGTCGTTATCATCTTATGAAGACTGTATATTCTGGAGTACGCCCTGCAGATAGTTTTGTTCAACCTTTCGCAACAACACCTTTTTATAGTTGCAATTGCGTAGGTGAAACTCCTGGAACAGTTCTTGAGTACGGAAGTGATAAGTTTATGATTCTTCCTGATGGAACTTTAGAGTCAAACCGATGGTTTGCAATCAGAATCCAATAAATTTAGAGAGGGGAGATGTTAAATGGGAGGATTATCTGATTTTGCAACAACAGAATTAGTAGACCATGTTTTTAAAGCTGCATACACGCCTATCGCAACACTTTATTTATGTTTGTGTACAGCTGCGCCTACGGCAGCGAGCACAGGGGCAACTATTACAGAAACGGATTACACGAATTATGTAAGAAAGTCGTTTACCGCGTCTTCTTTTGGGGTTGCGGCTTCAAGAGCTATTACGCAAATTCTTGATATTAGTTTTGCTCAGGCAGGTGGCTCAAGTACGAGTGATATAACTCATTATGCTATTTGCGATGCTTCTACAGATGGCAATATGCTGGCATTTGGCTCCTTTAATTCGGCTTGGGGTGTGGCCAATGGGAATATTCCTACTATAAGTTCTGGAAAGATTATTATTACGATTGGTGCAAGCTCTGGTGCTGGGTTTACTGATATTGCTGTACATAAAATGCTTAATCTTATGTTTAGAAATGTTGCATGGACAAGCCCAAACGCAGCAATTCACTTTGGTCTTACTACAGCAACAATCTCAGATACCGATTCCATGGGAGATATCACAGAATGTTCTGGTGGTAGTTATGCAAGAGAACCGGTTCCGTCTGCGAGTATAGACGCTGCTTCAGCAGGTGTTACTACAAACAATACAGCAATTACTTTTGACACGGCTACGGGTTCGTGGGGGCTTGTGACCAGTATGTTTGTTGTCAACGACTTGTCTGGAACTGGTGGAGATTTATTTATTTTTGACAACGATAACGTTGTTGATCAGACACCAACGACAGATGATATAGTACAGTTTGCAATTGGAGCTTTTGACATAGACTTAGATTAAGGAACAGTAACTCATGGCGACACGTTCGATAATTGCTGATATTAATAATCTTTCGAGTAGTTCTGGTATTGACTCGAAGGTTGCCAGATCTTTAGTTGCTGATATTACCAACCTTTCAAGCGGCTCTAATATCGATCCGTCTGGTACAAGCTTATGGTTATCAGGGGATACCACACTTGGTATTACCTCGGATTCTTTAGCAAAGCTTAGTTTTTTGACTCGCATACCCAGTGCATATTTTGCTGATGTTTTTGGTATTTTTTTGTTAATGGGAGAATCTTTAGCTTTGGCAGTCAATTCTGCTGTAGATCTTGATGTTATATGCGAGAAGTTTGACTTGAAGACAGGAAATGGTTACAATAACCGTGAGAGTGCTGATATTCAAACTTCTGTGGTTTTATCTGGTTTACCTAATTATGCTATGGATTTTGTTTATAATCGTATTTGGCTTGAACCAAACCCATTTGACGCTGAGTTTATAGTTGCAGATGTGGTAGAAGATACTCATATGTGGAATGCTTATCTTGAATCGACTCTAACTCTTGATTATATTACAATCACTGGAGTAGGCGGAGTTTCTTTTGTTGGTCTTGCTGAGACTGATGTTTTTTCCTCAACAAGGGAAATAGATTTTTCAACTATACTCAACTTGGTGGGTGATCCTATTGTTGATAATACAGTTACTTTCACTTTCTCAAACGGGGATATTATTGTTTTTCTTGTTTTGGGTACAAGAGTCATGATCTTTCCCTACCCTCCGCAAACTGATGCTGTTTATACCGAAACATATTCTTGGCTTACCGATATACTGCGAAAATTTAATGGCAAGGAACAGCGAATAAGGAATAGGTTGGACCCAAGAATTACTAAGGAAATAACAACATTTCCAACTACTTTATTTGATCAGTCCACACTTAACCAGTTATTATCTGGTTGGCAACCGAATTTGTTTGGGGTTCCTATTTGGAGTGAAGAAAGAAAAACAACAGTTGCGCACAATGCAGGAGATAGCGTAATTACAATTAATACGGACTATGGGGAGTTTTCTGTTGGTTGGACAGCATTTATTATCGACAGTCTTCAGAACTTTGAGGTACTTAATGTTATAAGTGTGGAAACTGGGTCTGTTACTTTGGAGACAGGTTATTCCTTGGTCAATAGTTATGTTGCCGGAGCTACGGTTGTGCCTATTCATCTTTGTAAAATGCAACCCAATTTTGAGCGGACTACATTTGTAAGCGGATTTTCAAAAAATAAAGTGCTTTTTGATTATTATCCAGACACATATGAGCATTCATTTACAGCTTTTACTCAGTATAAAACTTATGACTTAGTAGAAATGCGAACTGCGGTTTCAGGTGGCTGGACAGAAAGATCCGAACGATTAATGCATCTTTTAGACCCTTTAACAGGAGTTGTTGATTACCGAGATCGTTTTGGTTACCCTGATGAAATTTTTTCTCTTTCTTTTTATCTTAATAGTCGGTCTAAGATTTGGGATTTTAAAGGCTGGCTTGCGAGTTTGGCAGGAAAGATAAAACCTTTTTGGGTTCCTACATGGCGTGATGATTTTACAATGACGCAGGAACTTCCACAGAGCCAAACTGTTATGACTGTCCGTAATACGGGATATAGTCGTCTTACAAAGCAGAACCCGTATCGGTCACATTTATATTTAAAACATATGGATGGTTCAAGTTATATGGCCCAGATTATTGATAGCGAGGAACTCAGTGTTACTGAGGAAACAATTACGTTGGATACTTCCTGGGGATTCGATGTTAATGTTGGAGATTTTACGCTTATATCCTTTTTAAATTCAGTTCGGTTAGCAAATGATGAAGTGAACATTCAATATACAGATGCGAACGAAGCTGTTTGTTCGATGTCAGTGCAGGTGATAGATGTCTTATAGTGCAATAGAAACTTCGGTTCATAGTGGTGCTCCTGCTGAGCTTTACCTTTTCAGTTATAATGGGCAATTGTATGGCTATACAAGCGCAACAAGAGCCTTAACAATAGCATCTCAACTTTATATGCCAATGCCTATGGAAAGAACAAAAATCCGTTGGACAACAAAGCTTACAGGGGGTAAATTGCTTTTAGATGTTCCTGTGAATTTTCCTATGGCTTTACTTTTTGATGGGTTTCCTCCTGAATCGCCGGTTAATTTAACTGTTTATCGTTATCATATAACGGATGCAGATGAGGAATTTATTATTATATGGGTGGGACGAGTAAGGGGTGCTTCGTGGCAAGAAACTAAAGCGGTTTTATCTTGTGATAGTTTTGCCACAACGTTAAATAAAACAGGACCGCGTCTTCAGTTTCAATATATGTGTAATCATGTTTTGTATGGACTTCAGTGTGGTGTTTCTGAGGCAACATTTTCAACAAATATAACTCTTACTTCTATTTCTGGATTGAATCTTTATTCAATAGGATTTGCGAGTTATGATGATGGATGGTTTACTGGTGGTTATTTTAGGTTCAACAATAAGTACCGAATGATTACTTCTCATGTAGGAGATCGAATTACCGTTACGGCTTTGATAGATCAATTGGCAGATGGTTCAGTAATAACTGTCAGTGCTGGGTGCGATCATAATTTTAGTACCTGTGTGAGTAAATTTTCAAACAATCGCAGATATGGTGGATATCCTTTTGTACCAAACCGAAACCCGTTTGTTGTAGGATTATAAAAATGACAGTCTTAGTTACACTTATAATTTCATTAGTTTTAATGGTAGTTTCAGAGCTTTTAAGGCCAAAACCGGATATAGAAGACGCAAAGGCCGCTGGATTGGGAGATTTTGATTTTCCTACAGTTTCTGAGTCTAGACCGGTTCCTTGTGTTTGGGGTTTAGTTGAATTAAAAGCACCGAATGTAATTTGGTATGGTGATTTAGAGGTAGTTCCTATTGAAGAGAAAATCAGAACTGGGTGGTTTTCGAAAAAAACGGTAAAAATAGGGTATGAATATCACATGGGAATGCATTTTGCGTTGTGTTCCGGTAAATCCGCTATGGAAAGGATTTTCTTTGACGAACGTTCTCTATGGTCAGGAAATGCCAATGCGGATACATCTTATAGTATAAATAAACCAAGTTTCCATAAAGGGGACGATGCTGGTGGGGTTAAGGGTACTTTTTATTTTAAACCAGGGGATCCCAATGCAAGCACTCAAAACGGTTATCTTTTAAGTAAAGTTAGCGCTAATTATCCAGACCATTACGGAATTACAGCTGTTATTTTTAGGCATGTATATATTGGAAATAGCCCCACGATTGGGAGGATGTCTTTTTTTGTGCGTAGACTTCCGACTGCACCCTCCGCGACTTATGCTGATATTAATGGTTATGCAAACGCAGCTAATATGATTTATGAGATCGTTACTAATAAAGAATGGGGAGCTGCTTTATCACCCTCGCTTATCGGTTTAGATAGTTTTAATGGTGTAGCAGAAACGCTTTACAATGAAGATTTTGGTCTTAGTATGCAGTGGGACAATAGAAAATCGTATGAGGATCTGGTTGAAGAAATACTCAGGCATGTGGATGGGGTGATGTATTATGATATTCTTACAGGTTTGTTTAAACTTAAACTGCTGAGACCTGATTACACGATCGCAGAGTTGCCTCTATTCGACGAATCAAATATAATTGCTCTTAAAGAATGTTCTAAACCAAGTTATGAAGAAACTGCTAATGAGCTGCATGTAGTGTATTATGATGCCCTTGAAAGAAAGGAACGAACTGTTATTGCTCATGATACAGGTAACTTGCAGATGCAAGGTACTATCATTAGTGTTGAGAAAAAATACTCCGGAATTTGTACTAATGCTGTTGCGGGAAAAGTTGCAGTTCGTGACATGAAAGTATTATCCACACCTGTATTAAAAGTTAGTTTTTATTGCGATAGAGATGCTTTTAACCTTACACCTGGGGATCCTTTTCTATTTTCTTGGTCTGATCGTGGTATTGCTGAGGCTATTCTTAGAGTTGTCGAGATTGATCTTGGTTCATTAACTGATAGTAGAATTTATATTGATGCTGTTGAAGATGTAAGCAGCGGGGAAAGCGCTATTTATGATGGCAGTGGTACGTCTGGAGCTATAGTAGCTGATGATAGTCCTATCGATATAGTTACTTACTTACAAATTGAAGCTCCTTATGTTTTACGTAGCCTTGCAGGTTATGTAGAAGAATCCGAAGCAGAAGCGGATATGGCAGTTCAGTTGTATTTAGCTATAACTCCATCGAATTATACGAAGGAGTATGATTTTTACGAAAAAAGTACAGACGGTATTTATTCATTACATACAAGTGACGGTAGTTTTGGACCCACAGCAATTATTTACGAAGCACCTGGTTTAGTGCAAGAGGTTCTAACATCTTCTTTTACTGCTGAGGTTGAGTCCATGTTATCTTTGTGGGATTTAGAAGATATATCCGCGCGAGAATTAAGTGGGTTACTTTATTGTGATGGGGAATTTATGTCTTATGAATCAGCTGTCATAACAGATGATGTTTACATAACTTTTACTAATCTTCATAGAGGTTTATTGGATACTGTACCTGCTGTACATAGTTCGATTGGGACCCGTATTTGGTGTGTTTCATGGGCTGCTCAATTGAATAAACGTTTTGATGCCACTGGCAGTGTTACGACCGTAGCACAACCGGAATCAACCGGAGGCATTTTAGAGTTATCCTCCTGCACATCAAGGACAATAACCTTTGATTCTAGAGGTTTAAGACCGTATCCTCCTGGGAATTGGCAGTTAGAAGGTTCTCATTATCCTGTTAATTTTACAGGTGATTTACTTGTTGATTGGAACCATAGAAATCGAGAACTCAATACGGCTGAAGCCTGGTATCAAACCGATGGCGATGTAGGTTCTGCTGAAGCAGGGACAACTTATGAGTTAAAATTTTATAATACAAATGGCGATGCGTTATTGCGTACAGTATCCGGTTTGACGGGTATAACTTATACTTACACAGAAGTAGATCAATTGGCAGATAATGGAGGTGTTACGCTTCCTCCAGGGTTGAGAGTAACAATGACCAGCAGTTGCAACGGGTATACAGGTTTGCAAACTCATGATTGGACAACAATACGAAGTTAAAATATTTGTTTTCTTGTAAGTTTTTTATCAAATTGTTAAGGGATAGATATGTCAGCATCAAATTTTTTAGAATCGGCTATTGCTAACTATATTTTTAGGTCAGTATCTCTTACTGCACCGACAGAGATTAATATAGGCTTATTTACAACAATGCCAAATGAGTATGGTGTTGGTGGTGTTGAGCCATCTGCTACTGAGTACGCAAGGGTTCTTTATGGACCTGGAGCTTCTTATTGGACTGAGCCTCAATCAGGCGATGGTATTTCAAGCAATGTGTCAATGGTTCTATTTCCGGCACCAACAGGAGCCGCATGGGGTACAGTTATCGGATTTGGGATATGGGATCAATCCGCAAATCTTTTATTTGATCATCAGTTTGCTATGGCCGTAATTATAGGATCTGGAAGTGACGCGCCTAAGTTTGACCCTGGTACATTGAGGGTAATTTTCTCATAGCAAAGGGGGATAAAAATGGATGACTGTTTTGTTGAGGATTGCGAAAACATAAAAGAAGTTAAGTCAATTTTAAGAAGAAAAGTATCTTTATCAACACTTACAATTGTCGCAGGAGTTGTTACGATATGTATTGGATCCGTTGTTGCTGTTTATGGTTATGTTATGCAGGATTCGCTTTCAAGAATAATAGCAGAGGAAGCTCAAATTACAACCAATACCATATTAGCCAGTGAAAATAGAGTTGAAATAACAAATCTTAAGCGTTCCTTGTTTACAAAAAACGAGTTCAAGTCTATGCTGAGGGAAGTCCTTGCCGATTGTAACGAACAATGAGTAAACTTATCTGTATAAACGAAGAAGGGGGGGGTGGTTTTATGAATCCAAGATCGATATTTATTGATCCTGGACATTGAGCTGGGTGGCCATGATAAAGGTGCTTCATATTGTGGAGTGGATGAATCTGATATAAACTTGCCAATCGCTTTTTATTTGGATTACGAGCTTAGATTAGAAGGAATTAAAACATTTCTTTCAAGGGATAAAGATGAATATATTTCTTTGTATCAAAGAATATTTACTGCCAATATGTTAAGAGCAGATTTTTTCGTCTCTATCCATTGTGATGCTTTCGAAGTTCCTGCTGCGTGTGGGATGACAGTGCATACGTTTACAACACATTCAGCAATGTCCATGGTTTTAGCAAAGGAAATTGACAACCAATTGATAAACCAGTTCCCTGAGGCAAGGCATAGGGACATTAGAGAATCAAATTTATATGTCCTTGGCAATACTGTAATGCCAGCAGTTCTTGTTGAATGTGGATTTTTATCTAATGATATTAGGAGAGAGTTTTTAAAAGAAGCCGAGAATCAGAAAAGACTGGCACAAGCAATTAAGCAAGGAATAATTTTAACAATATGAAAACACGAGTTTTAACCAGTCTATTAAAAAAGGTAAGGGCAACAGTAACAAGCAAAGAGTTTAGACAAGTAGAAGATATTATTATTAATGTGGCTTTGCTTTCTTCAGACCCGAAAGTAAGAGCCGCTGCTAAAGTAACTCGTTTGGTTCTTAACGCCAAACATAAAAAGGAAAAGGAACAAGTATCGTGAATTCAATAACGACTGATATAATGGATGTGCTGATGATTCCGGAAAAGGATTTTCCATTTCTGGCATTAACGGATAATATGCATTCTTTATTTTCTGCTGGTATTAAGTTCCATGAAAAAGGTTCTTATAATCATTTATTGTGGTATGTTTCACCTAATGTAGTTATTTCTCAAGATTGGCTTTTGCATAGAGTACCGGCAGAAAAGTATCTGACAGGAAATCATAGAATAAAGCTTATAACAAGTCCCACGTGGCGTGACCATGAGCGAGAATTAATTAAAAATTATCTTGATTCGGAAGTGAATAAACCATGGTACGATAGACTATATGATCCGCTGCAAATTGTAGGTTTGGCAATGGGTTTGCGGTGGCTTCAGATACCAGGCAAGTCAAGGATTTGCAGTGATCATGCTAATGTCTTGCGCTTGGTAGACGAGAATTATGATTTAGAGCACCCTTCGCCAACTGAGGTTAATAAATACACAAAGAAAAATGATCAGCTTTATAGTGTGTATATGAGATTTGTACCAGATTAATAATAACGATAAAAAAAGGAGGTCTTTATGAAAAAAATATTTATAACGTTGTTTTGTTGCCTGTTTCTTTGTATACCTTTTGTTAGTGCGGAACCGAGCGATATCGCAAGTAAAAATAGAATTTTTACTTGGACAGCAAATACAGAAGCTGATCTTGCAGGATATAAGATTTATCATGAAAAGAAATTTCTTGTAACCGTTTCTGATCCTACTGCAATAAGGTTTGAGTATGTTGTTGATGAACTGGCAGAAGGCGATAATATTTTTAATATGACAGCTTTTGATACAGCAGGGAATGAAAGTGTTTTTTCAGAGGATGCTATTTTTACTTACGATAGTACAGCGCCGGCAGCACCTGGCGAAGTTGTGGTATTTAAACAAACGCTTAACACGCGGGTAACAATAGAAACATTTGATTAATACGCGCTCTAAATAATTGGTGTTAGAATGGCTTTAACGATAACAATAGAAGGCAAGGGAGTTATAGCAAACTCAGACTCACTGACTGCTGATACAGCAGGCGGGAGTTGGGGTAAGGTAGGAAATGGTTCTCTCTCCCTTTCTACGGAAACGTATCTTGTAGGATCCTCGTGTGTTGCTCTTGCTGTATCAAATGAACATTCAGCACTGTATTATGATCTTGGTGCTGGAAATGAATTGGATTTCGATATTGCAGGAGCTGAAGAAGGTCAGCATATTTATATGTGGATATTTCTGCCTACTCCAGGACTTGGAGAATCCATTGCCAATGAAGGCGGAAAGATTCGGCTATACACCACGCTTTCTGATTATCGTTCTTATATGATTACAGCTTCTGATGATAGTAATGGGTGGAACGGTGGGTGGAGATGTTTTGTGCTTGATCCCACCAAAGCAGGAACTTTTACCGACTCAGGAACATATGATCATGGTTCTATTCGTTATATCGGTGTTGATTACGATGCAAAGGCAAATGCCAAAGGTGATAATGTTTTTATTGACCAGATTTCGGTAGGTTCTGGCCTCCGCATAACCGGTACCTCTACAACAGGATGGGCAGATGCCGTTGCTTATTGCACAGACCTTCCCAATAGGGGTTGGGGCATGTTGCAGGAACGAGAGGGAATTTATTATGCCTATGGTAAGATCTATATCGGAGATGCTACCAGCCAAGCAGCTGCGGTTTCTTTTACGGATTCCGGCCGTGTTATTCAGTTTGGAGAAAGTGAATATTATTATAATTCAGCATGGGTCACCTCCGCTGATATTGATTACAGTGGTATAGTAATTGAAGATCATGCCTCGTATATCACCACATATGAGGATGGCGTTATCGTTGGTTCTGATAAAGGCAGGTCTGGCAGCACCATAATTGGAAACTCTAATCATGATGTAGCGCTTGATTTTTTTGGAGGTAATAACGCGAACTCAGTAACAGCTTTATATGGAACCACTATTAAAGAAGTTACAGGTCTTATAAATAGCGGGAACGATATTGGGCATAAGTTTTTAGGGGTTTCTTTTTTAAAATCAGCTCAATTTGATCCGGTAGGCGCTCCGGTGATACGGAACTGTATTTTTGCAGAGGTCGCACCAAATGCTGCAGCTCATTCAGCGGCATTGCTTTGGAATTCAAATATAGATATTCAAGACTGTAGCTTTATAGCTAATAATGATCCGGCGGGTAGTTACGTAGGCCATGGTATTGAGCACTCTGTGGCTATCTCAACTGTATACACAAATCTGGTTTTTTCAGGAAATGAGAAAGATGTTTTGTTCAGTGCTACAACAGGGAACCTTGTGGCATCGAAGTCAGGAACGTCAGATCCGTCAACATACACTAACTCATCAACAGGAACCGTAACATTTCCTGGTTCTGTACCGTTAAAAATAAGAGTTTTGGATGGAGATGATAACAATGCTCTTGTTGTGGGTGCTCAAACTTCTATCTATCTTTCATCGGATAATACGGAACTGATGAACGAAGATACAAACACATCCGGATTAGCGGAGGATTCTTTCGCTGGAACTACTCCTGCGAATTGTTATATAAGGGTACGTAAAAACTCAACGGGAGGAACAAAGTACAAAAGCTATTCGTCAGTAGGAACCATCGAATCCAATACAGGACTTGATATCACAGTAGTTTTAACTCAAGATGCAATAACAAATTAAGCGGAGGAGCCATGGATGCTATAAAAGTAAATCCTGGAAATGCAAGTGATGATATAAATATTTATTATTTGGGTGACAATCGGCAGAAAAGAATTGTATGGGCCGGAGCAACAGACGGAACTGAAGATGCTTCAATGAACCAGTTGTATTCCGGTTTAATGGATCATTTTGATGAGTCCCTGCAAATGGACGACGGTATACCAATGTCTGCTCAGACACCTGTTGAGTATACCATAGGTAAAATCGACGCAGGTGATAATGATCCGTGGTACGTTTCATATAAAACAATGGAATTTCTTAACGGTGGCGCTCTTCAAACTTCTGGTTGGACAAGAGTCCAGGATTCCAATACTGGAATTGTCGTTGTGCCGGTAACATCGAA